AAGTTACGCATAAAAAAAGCCCCACGCGAAGTGGGGCAAGAGGTGTGATTGGAGAATCAATGAAATACTAACCAAGCGAATTATATGTCTCGTAAACTCGCTCAACGTTATTATAACCATATTTCTTTGCCAGTGTCATAACCTCTGAGTCTCGATAAGTTTTCCCATCAATAAAAGTAAACAACTGTTCGCCTTTATCCCATTTGTTTAGCGCCACCATGTAGTACGGCCCAAACTTAATGTGTTTGATGCGTTTATTAAACTTACGAAGGTTTAAACTAACCATATAGGCTTGCCACCAAGTAAAGCATTGTAATCACGGCCATTGCGCCAATCGTAATCCCGATCAAACCGATGACGTTAACTTCAGTAAATAATAAGGCATTGCGCTCAGGATCGAGCTGCACTTGATCTTCTAAAATGCGACCAGTTAGAAACAACTGTTCCATTTTTTGTTTCTCAACGTCAGATGGATTTGATGTTCCATTCTCCCAGTGGCTTATTCTTGTGCGACTTGTTCCTAATAATTTAGCTAAATCCTCTTGTCGTAAGTTTAATTTTGATCGGTTAGCTTTAATGTTCTGGCTAAGTCTTAAAGACTTGGTTAAATTTTTATCAGGCATTTTCCATCTCCTCTATAAAATCTTCAATTTGTAGTTTTGCATTTTCAAATCCTGCCGTGATAATAACATTTTGGTTAATGCTTTGTAAATAATTGTGCCAGTCCTTTTGTTCCGGGGACACTCGACCACCACTAGATTTCTTCATTTCGATCCACAGCATCCACGCTGGAACGTACAGGTCTGGAACTCCTCGCATGACTCCCTCGGCCTTTAATCGTGCCGCAGTCGCGATATTTCTTTGACCGCCGTTTGGTATTGCAATGATCCTTATTCCTTTGTAACTTTTGCGGAACCAACTTACAAACTCTCGTTGCTCAACGTGTTCAGAGCGACCAGTCCCTTTTGACAACCTTGTAGTATTTCCCTTCTTTCCGAAAACGTATTTCATCAGGGCATTTTCCTTTATTCATTTCAAAACAAATGTCGTCAAGCGACGCCGCATCTAAAAACTGAAAAGAAATTTTAGATTTATTAGCAATTTCTGCTAACTTAATTGTAGCCCTATTGCCGACAAAACCGTCATGCGTCAGTGGAAAATATTCTGATATGACTGGATCGCTTAACAGCTTAGAGTAATATTGGACTTTCACCATGTTCTTTCCACTAGCCCTAGAGGTATGCGTTGACCATAACCAAGATTCTACCGAGAGCGCATTGCTTGAGCTGCCCATTATGTCAATGTCTGACAAACGGTACTTTTTTTCTTTTGGCGGTGGGAACTCATATCCACAGTCTGGGCAGACTTTAACCGCTGGCGCTATCAAACTGTCACACTCTGGGCAAGTCTTTACTGGCGCCTCTCCAGTGCCTTTACCGGCCTTGTTTGGCGGCTGAACATTTGTAATTGGCCCATGCATCTGCACAACGCCAGCAAAATCTAGCACCAAACAGTGATCGGTGTGGCTCTTAATGCGCATACCACGCCCAGCCATCTGCACATACAGCCCAGCAGACATCGTTGGCCTTATCATGGCGATTAAGTCGATGTCTGGATAGTCAAAGCCGGTAGTCAGGACGTTGGCGTTTGTAAGCGCTCTCAGGCGTCCAGACTTGAAGTCGGCAATGATGCGCTCTCGCTCGATCTTAGGCGTCTCTCCCGTGATGCATTCCGCAGTGATGCCAGAGTCCACCAGCATATCTTTAATGGCGTGAGCGTGGTTTACGCCAGCGCAAAAGAACAACCAAGCCTTACGGTCGCCAGCCAATTTAATCACTTCGCGCACGACTTCCAAGTTTGTGTGCGACTTATTCACAGCGGCTTGCAATTCTTTCTCAATAAACTCGCCGCCTCGACGGTGTACGCCTTTGACGCTTAATTGCGTTCCTGTCAGTTTAGAGCGCAGCGGCGCGAGGTATTTATCCTCAACTAGCGCCTCGATACTGGTCGGCTCAATCAGATCATGGAATATGCCCTCTTCATCGGTCAACATCCCGTGACCGAGTCTGTACGGCGTCGCAGTCAATCCGACAACGCGCAGCGCAGGATTAATAATCTTGAGCGCATCGATTAGTTTACGGTAACTGGTATCCGTGTTATGCGATATCAGGTGAGCTTCATCGACAATCATCAGATCAATATGCCCTATTTCGTGGGCCTTGTTTCTGATAGACTGAATGCCTGCAAACGTGATTTTGCAATGGGATTCTTTACGCCCAATTCCTGCTGAGTAGATGCCGAGCGGCGCGTCTGGCCAGTGCAAAAGCATCTTTTCCGCATTCTGCTCGATTAATTCCTTGACGTGTGTCGCCATTAAGATACGAGTGTCAGGCCATCTTTTTATTGAGTCCTGACATATCGCTGCAACGACGTGCGACTTTCCGCTGCCGGTCGGCAAAACAATGCACGGATTCCCGTACCTGTTAAACCGAAACCATTCGTAGAGTTGATCAATCGCTAAGTTCTGATACTTTCTCAGCATTCAAGTTATCCAGTTTATCAAGTTCATCGGTCACCAGTTTTGCGTAGCCCTCTATGTCAAGCCATGAGTCTCGAAGAAAGTAATTGCCGCACAAGATCCGAGCCAGTTTGTTGCATATCATGTCGAGACTCTCGTTCATGTACGCTGGCATCGTTTTGTAGTTTGGCGACTCTCGAATGGTTCGTTTTAAGAGCTGGCTGGTTTTACTAACATAAGTGTAATGTCCGTATTGCCCGTGACGCTCGGCTAGTGTATCTACTACATTATTTTTAAGCATTTACTTTCTCCCTTAATGTCATGTTGTACTCATTTGTTTTTGCTTTTGAAACAAAACTTGGATCAAATTCAAGTTTATTTTTTTTAAACGGTCGGTAATCAACGTGGTGATGCCAACGATTAAATCGCCAAACAACTTTTGCAACGTCTGGATGCATATCGGCAAGCATTTGGCTTTTATCTTTCGTGCCGTCTGACTTGTAAAATTCTTTTGTGTTGCCGCCAGACATTCTTTGTGTTGTAACTTTTCCTTGTAAGAATGCGTTAAATTGAATTGTGCAAAGTCCATCTTTTAAAACTCGCAAAGATAAATCTGTATCTTCGTTGTAACGTCCACGCCATCGATATGGAATGTCATTCTTTATCAGTAAGCAGCTGTAAATTCGCGTGTTTAAAACAAATGGCGGAACAGCATCGGTTGATTTTACAAATGAATAATAGTTTGGGCCAGAGATGGCAACGTTGGAATATCTCTCAGTAAAATCTTCCATGCATTTAAAAATTGTGCCGGTGTTTGTTTCCCATTTTTCATTTCTATTTAAACGATGGAACGCATCCAAGTTATCGTCCATGACCCAGTGATACCGATGACCAGAATCGATGGAATGATTCCATGCAAAATTTCGCGCAGGGCCGGGCCCCGTTCTCGTATCACTTTCTCTAGGCCAAAACGTATCGTACTCAGTTTTATATTGTCGAGGCAGAACAAGTATCTTTCTCTTGTCAATTACTTTTGCATACTCATCGTACTCATTTTTCTCAACAATAATAAAATATGGGACTCCCATATATTCGAGCGCTTTCGATGTTAAACGAGAATCCCATCTGCCTTTCGACACAATATAAACTGGATGCTTAGGATTCATCCTGCCACTCTTTAATTGCAGCTCTAAAATGAGACTTAAATGGATGCCATATGCTTTTTGTTTTTGGCGTCAACTTTTGCCCAATTATTTTTGCAAACTCGTTTAAATCTTTTTCTGAATTAAACCGAATTACAATTTGAGAAAATGGTTTTTGTTTTTCCTGAATAAACTCAGGCATATCAGTCCAATGATTTTCGGACTCGATTAGATTTAATTGTTTAATCATCCTGATATCTTTCCCCCAAAGTCAGATCTTAAATTTCCAATAAACTCGTCTGGACTCAGACAAGCATCCGTATTGCTAACAAGCTCACTGCTTGCAAAACAATCTTCTCCATTGCCGTTCTTAATGAACTGGCCGTTAATCTCAAACGTGACAACATTAGGATCGTCGCTTTCCATCCTCGGCCAAGGCACAACGTCTCGATGGAGGATATGATCCTCGCATCCCTTGTGCTGAAAATCCTCGGGAATGTTGTCCGCGTTATGCCTGTTGCACGTCCAAGTGCCGTTAGGTTTTGGCTCCGAGTGAGCGCACGTCCGACAGTTAATTTGTTTGGTCGGTTTATTCTCGTGGCAGATATGTTTCGCCGGACACATCTTGCAAGCAAACCAAGTTGGATCGCTCGACAGTCTTGGCGGCGCTTCCATTGACGTCGCAATCCATTCTCCCTTGCGCAGTAAACGCTCGGCAAACTCTTTATCAAACTCGACAATCTCGGTGTACATCTCGTCGTTGTCCTTGCACACGGCGACATACAATGCTTTGTGTATTTCTTTTCCAAGCATATACACTTGCATTTGTGCATAGTGCATAGGCTTAGACTCTTGAACGCCTTTCCTCGAAACAGCGTCAAAAGAACGTTTGTTGTGCGTTTTAAATTCTGCTAAAAATTCTTCCATCTCATGACCGGGTACGCCGCTCTTGATCAC